TATTTTGCGTCCTGTGTAGTATTATCGGCAGATACTGACCCGGGCAAAACATTAAAAAATCCCATTATCTACTTTTCACCACCTGTACAACAGCCGCGCTGTCACTAATAATATTAAGTGAGAAATTATCCAAATATGTGCCCTCTCTAATCTCATAACCAACGCCTTCCTTGAGCAGCAGCGAGTCCTCGCCGCCAATACTCGCCGCACCCTTCCAGTTAACATATATATCGCCGCCGCCGTAATTGACAATATCGATATTAGCCGATAGATACATGTGCCTGGAAAATGTACTAGCGGAGTACGATATAGTTTCCATTACGTTGGGCGTTAGTGTGATTCTGTTGCATGTTGCTCCTGTATGTGCCAATTTAACGCCTCCTTTTTTAATTTCCTACCGCAAAGTATGAGATATATCTCGTGCCATTTAGAGCGGCATTATCAGAGGGAACTTCGCCTCTTACTACTGCGCTTGTAGTGCTTGCACTGACCAAGCGGGGGAAAACATCATCGTTGCCAGTATAGGCATTAACCATCGTTACAAAAACTTGCCAACAAGCGCTAGAAAATGCTACCGGGAAATTTACTATAACATTCGCATCATTGCCCACAGCATCGCTGATTCCCCATTGGAGAATTATGCCGTTGCTGAGTTTGACATAGCCATTTTCGGCCATGATAGCCGTGTCAATATTATTCGCAGCCGATATAATTTGCGCCGCTGTATAGCCATCCAAAGTGGTTTGTAACGGATGAACATGCCCTTCTCTGGCGAATTTCCCGTTGTCTGTACCAGCATCACCAGTACCGGCAACTAGCGGCGTGGCGCTCGAAGCCATTGCATGACCGTAATCCGTTGCGCTCGATACTCCGTAAGTCGTCGCTGTGGATGCGTGATTAGTTGGCGCGGATCCCACGTCAGAAGGGGTTAGCGTTCCCCAGGATAAGCTACCTGCTGTGCTCCCAGCCTTGAGCACCTTGCCGTTATTACTCGTCCCTGTTGCCGGTACATGCAGATTTCCGTCACCTATTGGATGGGTATAGTTATTAGCTCCCGTTTCGATGCCGTCAAGTTTGATTTTATCTGTCGATGACATGAATCCGTTGGCAGATGTAGTGACTATCCCATGCGCTGCGCCGACAGCGCCTATGTGATCTTGTAAGTCCTGCACAGTAGCATACATATTAGAGTCACTAATAACTGCTGTTATTTCAGACGCATTGCCGATAATAACATAGATGTCAATCAATACTTCGTCGCCAACATAATCCTGTGACAGATAATCAGGGTTATCGCCAGCGTTGGTGTATGCATACAGCTTTTCAACACCAGTTTCTTCGATTTTTGCGTATATCCCTATTTCACGTAAGGAAAAATCGCTGGTTAATTCTGCTGCTGTAAAAGCGAATCTAATAAGCGCTTGACCGTTGCCCTGGTTGGTGACACTCTGTAATCCAACTTGCATCTTATAATTAATTAATTGCGTCAGATTTTCTGCTGTCTGACTACCCAATTGACCATCACCAAGATATGCCCTGGTGAATATCAGCTTCTTCCCTGTTTGCGAGTCGGCAATCATATCTAGTCCTGATTGCGTTACAGTCGCATTCGGATACCCTGCCATTTTAAACCCCTCCGATCTTATATCGCCTTAATCTTCGCATGTAAGCGCCTGTATATAATTGTTGCGGCGCTTGTTTTACATGTTGTGTAATCAAATCCAGGTTAGCTGGAATAACAACTCGTGCATAACGCCTTATTTCGGGAGTTCGCTCTTGTATCTCATAAGCTATATTAATCCGTAATTCATAGCCGTTATAGTTGAATATAAGCCTTGTCATACCTTCGTCATACGTGAATTCAAGGATGTTGGCAAGCCATCTATGGGTATAAGGCAGTAAGGCTCTAATCCTGCTAAGAATGCGGTGTCTCCGTTCTTCAAGATCGCTTAATTTGACGGTAAGATTGAGCATTTCTTCCCAGCGAGTCGCGCCGTCAGCGTCTAAGTCAAGTACAAACCCGTTCTTAAACCACTTTTCGGCTAGGCTATGCAAGAGATTGAATTCCGGGTTTTCTGCATTGGTTATATCGACGAATTCACGGGCATTTGCAACAACATTAGGGTAATACCGCTCTAGCCTGATCTCTCTAGCCACTTACAACCCCCCTGACAGCCAACTCGTCAGTTCCTAGTGTCAGATTGTCAGTTGTGCCATTAAGTGTTGTGTCTTGTGCATCAATAACCTGTGGAATAGTTAGGAGTCTTGATTCAATCTGCGATATTCTGACTATAAGACCGACATTAGATAATACCTCTGTAGTGGCAATTTGCGTATCAGGCCAACTCTGATTGAGTTCGGAAAAATAATTATCGATCACAGTCTGTATGTCGTCTTGCAAGTCCGAAAACGTATAGCCAGAGGCAAATGTCAAGTTAAGTCCGATGTTAATTGCCGAATTTTGCGCCCCTTGTACTGTGACAATATGACCGATTGGTGCAATACCAATACCTAACCCTTGATTTGGGATTGGGTCTATGGTTGTCTGTATGCTGTCAACGAATTCAGCCGATGGGGGCTTATACTCAGATGTCATGAAAACAACTCTAACAGTGCCGCCACCCTGCCAGACGGGATACACCTTAACACCGCCTACGCCAGCTATTGCGTCAACCTTCTCCCGGTAGTCGGCTATATTGCCGCCATAGGCGTTGTTATTGAAGCTTTTGAGGTATCGTTGCCTAAATACCTCCGTATCTTCTTCATCCTCGCCCGGTATAGTGACTTCTGTTAGAGTTGCGGACTCTAGCCCCTGGATATACTCAATTGGTATTAGTTGTCCGTCTATCGTATTGCCAACCACCCCGGCAGTTTCGCACTGCAATAAAAAAACGTTGTTACTGACCTTTTCAGTAACAACGTAATTGATCGTATCAAGCGAGAAACGTTTTCCAAGAACATCAATAGTCGAAGGTGTGAAATAACCCTTGATAATGGCATATGTCGCTTCATATGGTTCAAGTCCGCGTTCCAATGCGAGTCTGACCAAATATTCCCTGTCTGCTGTGTCCCCGAACGATTGCTTGATGTACCAATCTAGCTGGACATACAACATCATTAACTCAATGGATGCTGGCATAGTTGAGTCGTAGATAATTGAACCTTCGCGCTTGTCTCTGCTCGCCGGTACTCTGCCTAACATGCGCTCCTCTATTAGCTGTTCTGTTTGGTTTTCATACACTGCTTATCGTCACCCCCTTTTCTGCGTCGAATGTCCCTGCAATAGTTGTTACTGTGTATTTTGCCAACACGTCATTCTTGTTGTGGCTGAGTTGAAAATTACTTACGCTGTTAACACGATCATCATATAATGATGCTTCTGTAATTCGACGTGGCAACTCCGAATACACATAGGGGATTGGCTTGCCGAATAAGTCAGCTAGTTCTATACCATAGCCCCAACTGTATATAACATACAGGTAACGCTCAGTATTAATGAGTTTGTAATGTGCCTGTTGAATGGCTTCTAATCCGTCAACATTGCCGACAATCTTTTCATCCTCGATAAGCATTTTATATGTGTAGTTAGGATATTTGACCGTTGCAAAATCCTGTATAACTTCGACGTTGCTTACTGTTGGTATCATTGTCCCACCCCCTTCACAGCCATTGTCCAGACAGGTTAGTGTGTTGTGTCACGCGGCCTAAAATCACGAACGACTGTCCACCTTGCTTTTGTAACATGTACACCTGTTCACCGACATGCAGACCGTTATAGACTATTATCTTTTTGCGACCTTGATAATCGTGGTTGTGACTCGCAAATGCAGGGTCACCACTGCCGCCAGCCCTGTTTTCGGTCACGTGGTTAACTTCAATATCAACTTCATAATCCCTGACAGCATCGGTCAGCCACAAAAAACCTTCTTGCAATATCTCTTGTTGTTCGATCTGGATAGATAGCGGATTAGTCGTTAATACTGTTCCAAGAATCCAGTTACACGGATAACCAGCGTTTACCGCATCTGTGGCGACTTGTTTCAACACTGTTAATACATCTGGCTCAGACATTGATAACCCCACCCCTGATTTTCATATCCATTGTGTGCTCGTTATCCTGGAAGTTGTGTGTCACTCTCTCAACTAACATATAGTGCGTGTCTAACACAATATCCCCTAGATTAAGTGATACGCCGATTAAGCTACCGCCCCTGACACGGATATCACCTAGCGCCTTGTTGATCGTAAGGCTGCGTGTAACTTGGTTATATGTGGTCAGCAATTGGCTTAGTAGATACTGTACATTGGCCACTCGCTTATCATCTATGTTATCGCAGAGTTGCAGAACGCCCCAGTTACCGATGTTAACACTGTCTTGTATGATGAATACTTCTCTTTTTTGCGTGTCTTTATTGTCGTAATACAGCTTGATTCTGTTGTATGTGTCCCTGTCGATACTGGAGATATATCGGAAGTTTTCTGCCGTTTCAGCGTCTATCAGTATGTCAACACGCATATTCTGTGCATTTTTAAGCATCAATTTGCCGAAGTCGTCATATAGAACGAACATTTGTTTTGTGTTCTGTTGTGTCAGGTCAAGGGCGGTCAAGATGATGTCGATCAAGGTTTGGTTACTGTCGCGCCTGAGTGGTATTACATATTCCGTATTCTCAAGTTCGCCTATGGTTAGCCGAAAATCTTCTGCAATCTCCTTGACTACTTGGTCGGCTCGCTTATTTGAGTAGTTTTTGATCTCCTTGTTCTTGAGGTAGCGTAATTGATCGTAAGCTGTAACCGAAATAATATTGTCCTTGTCCCTGGACTTGGAGAACACATACCCTAAGAATGCATTCACGTTGTTGACACTCATCTTGACGCAGCTACCCTCACGAAAATCAAGGATACCATCATTAACGACCTTAAATGTAAGCTTGCCAGGGACTCCCTTTCGTTCCCTTTCAAGCTGCACACCTTCGCAGACGACAGGTTGATAGTATTTGTCGCCGTTCTGTATCATTAATTGTACTTCTGCCATGCTCCACCTCGTTCCACTGGGAGGTTATATTAGGTTAAGGATAGTCCCCTTAATAACATTGTCGTTAGGATTAGATATACCGTTAGCGTTAGCCACTGCGCGCCAGTCCAAGCTGCCACCGGACGCTCGTTTGCAGATTTCCCACACTGTCATATCAGATGCAACCCGGTAAGCCTGTGGCACTTCCTCGGTAGTCATTCTAGTTTGCTTGACCGTGGCTACTTCCTCGCCGTTTACTGTTGTTATTTCTAGCTCCTTAGTCGCATAATACTTGTACTGTTTCAACCTCATAGGAATACGCCAATCATATCCATCGTCAGCACTTTCGTTGACACTGTAATCTTCAAGTGTAACCAATAGGTTAGTGTCGGATAGGAATTGAAAATTGTCAGTCATACGAGCGATAATCAGGCGAAATGGATTATTAGAGAGTTTTAATCCCCGGAAATTATCAACATATTCCTTGGCGTATGTTATAGCCGGTGTACCGCCCATAAGTCTAGTCAGATACGTTGATATGCCATTGTTGTACTGCGAGAACGGATAGAACTTATTCGGTAGCAATACCTCAAAACTTACCTCTGTCAGTCCAGGGGTTTTAACGATGTTGATTTCACCTTCGTTAATAAGGTTAATAGTCTTGTTCTTGTTATTGATCTTGATCTCCATTTTGGGAGGAGGTACAGGTAACATGTTGTTGTTGAGGAAGAAATAATACATTTTACACCCCTTTCTTGGGCATAGAAAAAACCGCCCGTTTGGGCGGCTTGCCTTGGTCATTTTAAATACTCTTTACCATTCATGATTAATGATATAGGTCTACCGTTTTTATATTTTATATGGAAATCGCTTCTAATTTTAGCATTAAAAGAGTTTGTTGCATCAACATATGATTGAACATAGACTGTTTCTTTCTCCTGCCATACACGCCATTCCTCACTGTCAAGAAAGCCCGGAAACTTGGCGCTATCCGGCGATTTCAATAGTTTTTTGATTAGGCTTTTGCTTTCTGCTTTATATCGTCCCACTTCTTCGTTATTTAAAAACACATACATAGTTTCACCGTTGCCATACAGTTGAATGTCTCTCATTTTTACATGTATTTCAGAAACTGTTCCATCTGTATTTAAGGTAATCATCAACGGGGAAATTTTAGTAGACAATTCATAGATTTTTTTCCCGTTGTCCAATTTGTCAAAATACCGAATAGACTCTATTTCTTTTATGCCAACGCCTGATTTATCCAATATTGCAACCAGTATCGCCGTTTGTTCGTCATTCAAAGATGTTTCCTGCATAATTATCCGCTGCATTGTCGGCTTTGCCGTAGAAGGCGGCGGTTCGCTATTAAATGCAGCGACAACAAACGTGCCGACAAGCACTACCACTATGACCATAGCGGCATTTGTAGGGAGCAACTTTACTGTTTGATGTGTTTTATTAGACGATACTTCTCCCTTTTGATTTTCAGCAGAAATTCCTTTGAATTTCCTCCTAATATATGCTCCTGACATCGCCACAAAAATACATGTACTAGCCAAAAACAACATCACACCCATAACAGTTACAATATCAGAAGTTGATTTTGATACGATTACGAATGAAGCTACAAACATCAACAACGCCAACACTAGTTTCAAAAAACATCACCCCCTCCCCTATATTATACCATATAAGGGAGGGAATTACTATTGAAAATGTAAAAACGAAGGAATTCTATGAATGAACCCCCTCTGCCGCTATAGACATGCGTTCGCTAATCGTCTTGGCAAGCTCATCCACAAACCCATCCAAATCACCGCGATTGTTAACTGTCGTTGTCATGCCGGACATATCAATTCTTACAGTGCTATAGCTAGTGTTGTTGATATATTCCCGGTCTGCAATGTCGCGCATATATTTAAGGTCTTCGTCCAGTATGCCCATAGCGTCCTTGATGCCCTTAGTGTTCTTGGCTGTTTCTGCATTGGCAGGGTCAAGATTCGCACCACTACCACCGCCGAAATTAACCAATCCCTTGCCTTTTGGTAATTCCATTAAATCAGGTAGTTTTGCATTGCGGATTACATCAGAATACTTATCCCTAAACCCTTTGAAGTTTACATCGTCCACAAGGGATATCGTACCTATTTTAGTGCCGAATGCACTATTTAGCCCCTCGGCAGCTTTGTTAATTATTTTAATCAGACCGTTAATCATTTTTGCCATGGCATTAACGGCAAATTCGCATGCATCAACCATACTGGCGAAATTATCTGCAAGCGCATTTCTAAGCCCCTTAGTCGCCGCGCCCCATGTCGCGAAGTATGCAATAGCGGTTGCCACGATAGCGATTAGCAACATGATAGGATTAGCTGTTATAATGGCGTTTAAAAACGCCATCGCGCCAGCCACTACCCAGGTAACCGCCGCCCACGCAGCTTTTGCTACTGTTATTATTGCGATTCTTGCAGCTATTATTCCTGCGTATGTTGCTATTCCGACCATAAAAGGAGTTAGCTGGATTAGCGCATTGCTTAATATATCAACGCTCTGTGACGCAAGTCCGAACCAATATGCAATCTCATTGCCAACTACCCCGGCAATTTCGACTAATACCGTTAGTCCGGTGACAACCCAACCTATAACAGTACCGAATCCAGACATAGCGGCACTAATAACTGGCATGTTGTCTTGTATCGCGGAAAAAAACCTTAATACATACGGATATAGGTAGTCTCCTAGAGTGCTTTTCATGGAGTCCCAGGTATTTTGCATTTGCGCCATCTGTCCCTCTGGCGTATTAGCCATTGCCGCCGCTAATCCGTCCCAGGATTGAGCAATAATGTCGTTGACAACAGCAACCCGTTCCATTTCAGTACCGTTTTCCAATATCTTTTGCTGCATGTCCGATACTGTGAAGCCTTTTTTTGCTATGCCGTCGAATTGACCGTCAAGCACTTTGCCAAGTTGAGTGGCATATTCAACCATAGCGCGCTTGTCGACTTTTACGCCACCCATACCGGCAGCATAGTCGGCAAGCGTGTCCATCATTTTTTTAATTGCTTCACCTGATTTAAGGTATGTTGCTATTTCACCGGCACCGGCGACGAAATTCTCGGTGGCATATGGAGTAATATTCTGCATCTGCGCGGCTTTCTGCAAGACCGAATCATACGCCGCTTCTGTCGCGCCCATATTAGCCATTACATTAGCAAGTTGTGTCTCCGAAGATATACGCGCATCGGTAAGCCCTAACCAATCGCCTACAGCGCCAGCAGTTCTGCGTATGGCCTCAAACCCAAGATATGCGCCCACAAATGACTTGATGTTATCCAATAGCCCTTTTGAGTCTCGCTCGCCTTGCCGCAGACGATCATTGAATGCAGATTGTTGCTGGCTGGCAGCGTCAATTGGACTCTTTAGCCGTTCAACAATATCATATTGCTTTAAATACATGCTATTTGTTTTTTCAACGGTAGAATTCAAGTTAGTCTGCGCCAGTCTAGCATCAATTAGTTTCTTTTCAATTGCGTCTATCTTCGGATGGGCTTTCCCCCACAATGCTACTGCTTGCGTATGTTTTTGTGTTAGATCTGATACAAGGCGGGTTTGATACCTGTACTTATCCGACAGTGCGTCAAGGCGGGATTCGTATTGCGCAAGCTTGCTTACTTCGCTGTCGAAAGGACTGCTGATATTAACTCCACCGAAGTTTTCTAGTGTTTCCTGCGTCTTACTGAGTCGTTCGTCTAATTCGTCTGTTTTGCTTGTGCCAGCTTCTAGACGATTCGCTAATTTATTTAAGTTGCTACTGAAATTGTCGTATAGGGCAATTACCGCCTCTAGCTTCATGTTCTTCGCCCTCCACTCTGTTTGGTTTTTGCCTTCCGCCGTTCAATTTCTTTTTGTTCTCTGATTTTCTTTTCTACTTCCAAGGTAAACACGGCAATAATAAAACCTTTATCGAATGCTGACAGGGAAAAGACTGTACTAGGCAGCATTTTTAGTTCTCGCAGGCAAAAAGAGAGGACGTTTGCCCAAACGTCCCCGCCTGTTATTAGTTTTTTGATGTTTCAATGGTTGCGTTTAAGTCGTCGTCGTCAAAACCGGAGATTTCAAGAATATAGTCGGCCATCTTCTGCACTTCTCCCGGCAGCAACATTGCCTTTAATGTCTGGATTTCTCCTGTTGTACCCCAGGAATCTTGAAGTTCGACAAGGCGTAGATTGGGGCTAACAATTGACTTTACCGCGATTTCGTACTGGCGATTCATACTCTTGTCAACATCGGCCTCAATCTTGCCTTTTTTGCCGATAATTTTATTTTTATCCTTCAACATAACCGCGTCCATTTCGTCACAAGTCAGAGGACGTAGTTCCCACTCTACAGGTTCGCCGTTCTCGTCTGTAAACCGTTTAGATGCTTTAAACTTAACATTAGCTACCGGGATGGTGCTTTCCTTAAAAAAAGTTTTCATATCCATTATTGTTTAACCCCCTCTAATTCGGTAAAACTTTGCACGATCTCAAAATCTTCAAAAGTAAAATCAATATCCTGCTCTAACAGTTCGCCGTCAGCATCGAATGCCAGAATGTCGCAGCCATCAATATTACAATCCTTTAGCGTTACGATTTGCGCTCCGGCATCCGATGTAGGGTCATCGTTAACCACCATCATATCGAAATAGACATCTGCTCCACCATCTTTGGATTTTTTGACCATATTTGTGAATAGTCCTGTGTTCTGATATATGGTTAGGCTGCCTGTTCCGGTCATGCTAACGGTTTTGTGTCCCTTCATCATCCTGCCTAAAATTGGAACTTCAACCTTTTCTTTTTCCACTGTTGCCGTTAGGTTTTTTGCTTGCAGGAGCAGATTGCGCTCACCATCAACCGTGACGTAGCAACTAGCCATTTTAGCCAGTATTACGTCTTTTGCATGCATTGTCGTTACTGCCATTAATTAATCGCTCCTTTCTAAGCTACAATAACCTGCATATACAATTTGTCCATGACTCCGACAGGCTCTACAGGGTCAGTGACTAGCACCGCGCCTTTTTCTAAGCCCTTTTCGACAATGACATCGTCACCGTTGAAGTTTTGTAGCGCCTGGATACGCTCTAACTCTTTGTGGTGATAGATAATATTGGATTTTAACGATGCGCGGCCTATTTCGGTATTGCCCACCTTGCCCAGGAAACTGTTGTTGAACAGGGATGCAATGTCAATTGCGATCTGGTCAAGGACACGTATAACTTGGTTGTTAGCAAAATCGGAGTTTTTCTCCACGATGAAGCTCGTGAAGGTATTGACATCTGATAGGACGCGAACGCTCTCAATGTACTCGCCATCAACACGACTTCCCACGCCATGGAATACCAGATAGCCAAGTTGTAGATATTTCGATAACTCAGACTGTTTGAGGTTAACATCGATTGTGTACTCGCCGGTATATGTGGCATTGGTTAAGCTGGCATTGATAGCACAACTCGCTTCTGCGCCTGTCACCCAGTACACCAGGCTTGCCGGTGAAGCACCTTCGTCTGTAACGGAATTGAGTATTGATATAACGCCCTCATAATCCGCGCCATCCACGCTGTATACAGCGACTTGGAATTTAAGCCCTACATCGTCACGCATACGCCTAGTGTAGGCGATATACAGACTCTTAATTGTCGCGTCAGTAGATGGACAAGCGAGTATATTGAAGTATTTCTGCTCGGCCATATCAAGGAAATTCTGGTGGTCAGTGCCGGTTACAGCAGTGCCATTACTCCCACCTGTTAGCGGTGTGCCTGCCGTTGGTGCTAGGGTATATGTCTTGTTGAATACCACATAGTCGTTGTCTGTAATGTCTGCCATGCTGGTAACTGTCTGCTGGTCAACCTTGGTTGTGCCAATGTAGGTAATAACATCGAACATAGTGGAGTCGTCAAGGTTCTCGTTGATTATATTAAGAATGTCATTGCCACGCACACCGCCATATTTTGCTGTCGCAATAGCGCTAGTCGCCTTGACAGCACTGCTGTTTAGACGATAAAAATGACCTGTCTTGAGATTCAAGAACATGTCTCGTAATGGCTTGAGATTGTCATGTGTATAGTCATAGCCGAATATTGCCATGCTATCGGTCTGAAAATCAGCTTGATCTACAGTGAATATCTCACCTGTCGGGCCCCAGTCAAGTTCAACTGGTATAGCCGCATATCCACGGTCGGCAAAGTCTACAATGGGTCTGTCTTTGCTTTTAAAATTCATGTATGCGCCAGGAAGAACCTTATTTTGAAATAGCCAAGTGCCGCCACCCAATGCCATTATTTACCACCTCCATTGATTTTCTCTGTTACCTTGTTCTCCTTGAATTTCTTGACCGTTTCCTCAATCTCTGACAGCGTATAAGGACGTTTTTCTTCTAGTAATGCTGCTAGGATGTCCCTGTCGTTGCGGAAACGCTCAGAGGAGCAAATTTGTTCTCGCGTATACGTCGAAACTGCTACTTTGGTTTCAGTTTCAGCAGTGGTTTCAGTCGTTTTTTTTGCCATGTTAATCCCCTTTCAATACCTGCGTATGCTCCAGCGTCTCCATGTATGGAGCAGGGTCTTTCAACTTGTGAATGTACACATCATAGTCCACGAAAAAATGTAGCACATCATTAACTAGTTCGTGTCGTCTGTCGGTGCCGCGCACAAGCGCCCCGTTGACTGTGATATATTCCAGAACGTCGAACAGCTTAGTTCCTACTGTTGCCGCCTCGCGCGTAGGCTTGGTTATACTTTCCGGGAAGTAGTGGACGTCGAAGGAATGTTCACGCAAGTAACGGTTATCAAGTTTCTGCGTTTCCCTGTTCAACAGGTTGACAATCAAAAAGCAAGGCGTTTGCATGCCTTGCTCTATCTCATCAATATATATTTGTAGCCCTGGATACTCTGCATTTAGGGCAACACTAATGCCGTTGATAATGTCATTTAGCACGAAACGCCCCCTCCATGAATTTCTTGAATTTTATTCCCATTATGTTGGGAATTTCCGGTTCAAGTTCTTTCCTTGAATTAGCCACCATGAATAAGCCTTTTACCCATCTTTTTTTGAGTTTTTTCCCTAGCGCTGGTACATATCTACCCGGTGTCTGTGTGTGTCCATACTCAACATAGGGAGCGTGTTCCTCAGTGTTGTATAGCGTACCCTTACATATATTTCTATCCATTGCCGCAGGAGTTGTCCTCCAACCCTGTTTTAGACTGCCGCCAGTGTACCCGGACCAGTATTTCTTGCGGACATCGTCACTAATATACTCCGGAATAACGCCTGTTGGAGTGCGTTCTATAACCTTGGATTCTAGGCGTAGCGTCAACTCATTAACACAGTCTTTCATGAATATTTCCTTGTCCTCTTGTGCCAACGCTTCTATTTCTTCCCGAAATTCCTCTAGTGCAGAGAAGTCAACATGTACCGACTGGCCTTTACGCCCCTTCTTACCTGCTTTGCGCGCTCGGGCCATTACGTCCACCCCTTGAACAGATTAAGAACAATCTCCTGGTGATTAGTATACACGGCAGGTTGACCGGCTAAATGATAGTCAGTCTTCCTGCCGTTCTGTGTTATGGCAATTTTGCAGCCGGGCTTAATAACGATTTCCGGCGCAAGAAATAATCTGATTACCTGTGTAGGTACGCCAGCGCCATCGATCATGGAAGTGTCGGTAATGGTCTGGAACGACAGTCTACAAGGTTGTTCGGTGAGGACAGGCACTTCTTGCATATCGCTTATCTTGGTGTCAGCGTCTTGTACTGATTGATATTCATAGACAGTGCATTGCGCCTTGTACATGCTCTCTATTGCTTTCCTGACGGCGTTCACCAGCGGAACCGCCTATATGTCGTGAAGTCCGTATCTGTGTGCATTAGATAGCTTACTAAGGCATCATATTGGCTTTCTGCGCTGTCTGCATCTGTGAATGTGATTGTGGTGTCGCCCTCTTTGATCGACTTAACCACGCCCTCAAAATCAATACCTATAGACTGACCGCTACTCTTTTTTCCATATAGAAATTCGCCGCAGATCATATCAATAGCAACATACCGAAGTCCACTAGGAACTTCGGTAACATTGCAATTGTTCTTGATATGTTGTATTACCTTCTCAATGCAGAAGTTGAGTAGCCACTCATCTGCGGTAGTCACGGTATAGCCTAGCGACTGTAGCCGCTGAACTACCTCCTCATTCATTTCGCTTTTTTGCTCGCTTTCTCTGCACTGTCACTAGTAACTGTTATTTCTTCTGCGGCGATTTCTTCTGCGGTCTTAATGATCGTTGCTCCAAGTTTTTGTAGGCGCTCGGCATCTTCTGCACCGATTTCAAATTCTGTATTGACAGCGTGGTACATACCGCCATATTTGACTTTTTTCTTTTTAAAAACTGCTTTCATATTTCATTGTCCCCTCCTAGAATACTTTCAGTAACCGTGTTGCATCCATGCGCTCAAACGAGGGCAGAACAACCTCAGAGACCATTGTAACAACATTTACAGGATGAACTTCCTTGTATGTGGTAACAGCTACACCCGTGGACACAATGGAAACAAGTGCGTTTTCAGCACCACTCATTAGATCGGCTTCTTCCGGAGTAGTGCCATACCAAGTTTTACCCAGTGCGCCATCCGGCAACAGGCTCACGTACCCATCTGGGAAGAAGTTTTGATCTGCGCCAGACTCATCTTTATACTTTTTATTGTAGATAACCACCTTTAACCCCAGTTTACCGACCAAATATTGGTCAAGCATGGAGTCGGTAAGGATAATCCTATCGCCAGACAGGACATTCATGTCCATTTTAATAGCTTTATTCTGCATAAGATGCGCCCAGGTTTTTCTTGTCATAACGGCCCTGGTGATCGTTGTACCTGCGTCCCCTGCCTCGTTCATCATTTCCTGCAAGTCTTCAATCGGATTGGAAGAATCATGGTTACTCCACATGTCATTTCCGGTTAGTGTTAGAGTATTGTTCGATGCATACGAGCCGTCTATGTCGAAGTCATAGGTATAGTCAACGCGTTCAGCGTTAATGTCGATCTTGCCGCCCAACAGCAACCCCATACGCATTCGTTCCGGCTGAACCATTGCGCCATCAATAAGAGTCGCTGCATCGTCGAATATCTGTTTGAGTACCATCTGATAATAGGACTCATTTGCCGATTGCAGTTTGAGCAACTCTTGACGATCTTTTTCCTTGATTGTCATTGATTCGCGGAAGAACGGCATCTCTGTGTCAACCTTATTAACTTTAATCCGATCACGGACAGGAGCTTTTGCGTCGAAATTAGACGGTTTGAGAGCTACCGGCAGACCCTTATATCCTTTAAGCCAGGACAGGTCAAGGCCAAGTCTCTTGTCAGCGGGAAACAACGCCTCCCCTAGATATGGAATAGTGTTGCTGTTAACTTCTGTCCAATATGTAGCAATAGCCGGGGCTGTCACTAGTTCGAAAATACTTTTCATTAATTACACCTCTTATAATATTATTTTAAAAATGTGATCTGCTTCAACGCGGTAACTGCTGCCGCGTCCGGTGCTTCTGGCAACTTGTCCGTATTAATGAACGCATGAATTAACATTGTTCCCGGTGCAGCGCCATACGTCACGTCTACATCGCGGATTAATACGCCCTCTGCGCTGGCATTGTTCTTCTTGGTGACAAGTCCATCTAAGGTATCCAGTATTGCTCCTGCGCTACCGCCGACAATTGTGCCTGCCGGTACGATTTTCCTACCATATTCATCTGCTGTTACTCCAGTGTCAGCTACCATTACAGCTAGACCTACATAATGATCTTGAAATTTTAAGATTTCTACAGGCGTTGCATAAGTCGTTTGTACAACTTTCATTATTTACCCCCTCCAAAATAGTGGCTTTCGGCTTTAGCCGTTGTCTCTGTTACCGCCTTGCTTGCTGCTAGATTTTTTGCGAAATTTACTGCCGCATCTGGGCCAGGATTTGCATTGCCGTTACTTTCACCAGGAATAATTCCCTTAAATTTAGGTGCATCAGCGCCAAATAAAAACTTGCTATCCTCGCCTTGTTGAAGATTTTTAATCTGCTCATCTAGCCCCTTGATTGTTTCGCCGTCAAGTTCGGCTGTTTCCAGGTTGAGCAATGCGCGTACTGCCTTAACATTCTTGGCTTTCGCCCCTGCTAGAGCGGCATTAACAGCATTGTCAATCTGCATCTGCTTAACCTTGGACTCATATTCAGTTTTGGTGGTATTGTTCGCTTCTTGCAATTTGGCAATCTCGGTTTTCAGCGCGTCAATATCGCCGTTCGACTTTTTTAGCGCTTCAAGTTGGTTGTCGCGCTCCTTTAGCTGGGTTTCGATGTCTTTTTTAGTGTTATTGATTTCATCGAATCTTGCCTTAGGAATGAACCCCTTCAACTCTTCGCTACTTGCTTCGGCAATCTTTGTCGCTGTTGCTTCGTCTAATCCAAGACCGATCAATTGTTCTTTTGTCATTTTACCTCTCCTCAAACTCATTATTTTTACGTGGTCTAGTCCACGATGTTTGATCTTGTTCTTTTACGCCTGCAATACCAAAAAGGCGATATTGGGCATAGAAAAACACCTACACAATTATGCATAGGTGCTTTTACACTTCTGAAATTTTATCCAAAATGCTTTCATACAAGAGCGCTCTTGGCAATGGATTGTCGTTGTCATCAAAGTGATTCAACACTTCTTCCCCAACCTTCTCCTCCATGGAAAGCAAATCATCATCGCTATATTCTTCCTTTATGGCAATATTAATTGCTTGCAGAGCTTCTTGCTCGTCCTTGCTAAAAACAAGCTTCATCACGAACCCCCTTTCTTGTATTTTTTCACGACACTCCTGCCTGTTTTCCATGTCGTTATAATGTAACCAGTGTCTGGATTAATATTGACTGTCGCAAATTCCCCGATAAAACGCTGAGACGGTTTTTCATTATCCTTTATTTCAATTTTACCAACATGCAGCGGATTAATCAACGCATCTTTTATAGAATCAGCTGATATATTGCGCTTAAGCGCCCTTTCTAAGAGATGGCTTACTGTACCCTTGATTGTAGTACCTTGTGCGGCTATTATGCCGGTTAACGACTTGGCGTATTTCGCGTCGTCAAAGACATGCTTTTTGTACCACTCTTTATATGTCATATCACTTGGCACATAATATGTCTTGCCGCCTGCTTTCCTGGCAGCACGTTCCCCGAAGTTGTCCTTGAAATACGGCACTGTCGTAGTTCTGCACCGGACATGAAACGGCGGCGCGGTACTGCCTATTTGCCAATCGCTTAATCTAACCTTGTCGCCGTCTAGGGACTGACATAATGCGCTTGTGTGGTTGTCTAGTGTGGCGACGATCTTATACCGCTCCACACCCATTTCCTTGTAATTGTCATACCTTGAAGCAGACGCAAAAAAAGCGGATTCGGTCATTACTAACCGTCCCGCATTGCTCCTGCTGACATTGAACTTATGCTGTATTGTATCAATAAGTTGCTGGCGTGGGTCGCCGCGCATGAAAGCTTGTGTTAATTCGGTTTGTAGTGTGTTGGCTAATTGCTCTTTGTTCCCCCATATCCGTTCAGAGAAGTTCCTGCCGTCTACTGCCCACGGCTTGCTAAGTACGGCTGTTACTCGCTTGTCGTCCAGGCCATGAAGATTCCAACCAATGCCAATACCGCGCTGTATCTCATAGGCGGTACGATAATAACCATCCATGTATATCTGTCGTATTGTCTTATTCATGCCTACAGAAAGCTTGTCATGTACATGTTCAACATACTGTCGTATTTGCAACTTCAAGGCTTCTAGGCGGCTTATATGCACCCTAGTAGATGCATTTCTAAGTTGCTTAGTCCACGCGGCGTTAATGTCGTTCTCCTTGCCATACTTGATGTATTCTTTTACAGTCCAGCGGAATTCGGCTAACTCCTTGGTACTCAGTAGACGCTTGGCCTCCAGCAATGAAATGTCGTTGTTCTTCGCAAACCTGCTATACCATAACAAGATGTCTTTTTCGATACTCTCTATGGCTCGCCTATATTCGCGCTCCATGTCCAAAAAGAAGTCGTCTCCCAGTTTAAGTAGCGCGAGTTCCAACTGCTCAAAACGATCTTGCCAATACTCCCTATTGCGTTTAGGTACTTTTTTGAGAATGTCCTCTAAGTTACTGGTTTCCATCTTCATCACCGAACAAGTTTCTTTCATCCTCTAACAAGCCAGCTTCTTCTTTCTTTTCCGCTGCTATGCGCGCTAATTCCATATTAATATCTGTTGTCCATGGATGCTGGCTGACAATGGTTTCGTTAGAGAGTATACCGACCGACTTCTGGCAGTTTTCAATTGCTTCTGTTTCGTTAACCAGTATATCGCGATTGAAAATAACATTAACATGTTCCTTGGTATAATCACCTTGTCCAGTATGTAACAGATACCCCTTCACGAACCACAGCAAGTCCTCAAACGCCGCTTGAAACTCTGTCTCCATGCCGTTAGCATCAAGATCGATGTCACTATACATAGACTGTATATTCATTTGATTAGGGTTGCTGCTCATGCGATCGTCTTTAGCGTCATAACCGCGCCCATTTTCAATCATGGCCTTTTTAAGCAAGTCAAGGATAGTCTTATAGTTTTCGGCATTGACATTGATCTCAAGTGTCTCAACGCCGCCTTTGACATCGCCATCATACCGAACCTTAATCGCGCCGTATGTAGCTAGGTTGCGTCGAAGTTCGCCCAAATCAGCACCATCATAGTTCTTGATAACAAGAATAGTGTTCCGTTTGTCCTCTTGCATGTTGTTTGCGAAGTCGCTTAACACCTCGTTAATAGCGTCTTGCAGTGCCTTGGTACGCCTGATAAGTGGTATTTCCTCGCTGTTATACCGGAATGCAATTAGAGGTATCCTTGCCCAGTTTAGAGGTTTTTCTTCGTCACCCTCAATTATTGTTAAGTACGGGCTATATGGCATTTCGTGGTCTGGAACAAGCTTACCATTCTGCTTCTCGTAGAAGTATACGCCGTCTTTCTGGTACACTTCTACCTTAATTATTACAACTTCCTTGTCTCCCTCGTAACCATCTACACAATATTCTCTGACAGCGCATTCTAGGATGGTTCTATCTGCATCGGCCCAGAATGGCAATACCTCGTATGAGGGGAACCGCTTAAATTTCAGTTCTCCTCGTTCGTCACAATAGAGGAATAGCCATCCAACACCGCCATTAAATGCACCCTTGCCGATGTTACGAAAAACACGCATAAACCGCCAGTTAAATATGTTTTTCAGATGCTCGCCAAATGCATCTTTTTCGGTTTCAAATGTTAGCGGCTTAGACAGCAGGTAATTGACTTTCTGGTCGACAAGCTTAGCATATTGGTTGTCTAGTATCCTGTTATTGGGCAAGTTGGTTATTGTGATCGGACGACCACCTTCACCTATTGCCGTCCGCTCGCGTGTCAATATCTTATGTTCGCCCTCGTAATACCTGATACCACGCAGCATATCCTTGAATTTCCTTGATTTATGGAACTTGCTTAATTCCAATTCCAGGAAACGAATGTCACTGATTCGACTAGCTGCTCCCAACCTTATTCTCTCGTTGATTTCCTCGGTTTGGTCTCTAAAAAACAACACTTATCACCTCTTACACCTTGCCATACATTTTGCCGTATCGTTCTATGTCGAGTTTTATAATTTCGTCGCACATTTCCTGTAATAGCCTTTTACTTGTGTCGGCATGAATATTAATAATTGGCTTAATGTTACACGCCGGCTCTATCTTTTCTTTGAGTTTGTCGGCGCGTTCCAATAGAGTAATTAACTCTTGTACGCTTTCCTTTGCCCTATCAACTTCGCTTGTATCAACATCGACTGTTACGGTAAGCCCTGTGTCCCTACTGTCGCTTTCTTCATCCTCGCATACCGGCTCATATGTCATTTTAAATATATCTGACTTGCAGGGATATAATTCACCTTTCACGCCTCGGATAATATAATCGCCCGAATCGGCTCTATGCGTTCCTTCAAGCGTTTCAATGAATATCTTGGTAACGTCGATTTCATAATGATTAACTCTGCCGTCTCTCCAGGCCTGATAGAACCATCCAGGCGTTTCCTCTATTGGCAACCCAGCAACCCACTGAAACGCCTCAATTACTACAGGCTTCTTCCTATACTTACTCATTTAATCAACCTCCATATTAAATGTGTTGTTTCTCCATCTGGGATTAATGCCGCCACCGCGCCGACCGCAAGCATTATTGCAAGCATCCGGTTGTCTCGTTTAGCTGCCGCTCGCCGCTGTTCCTTGTTGTTTCCATCGCCATTCATGATATGCAGAAATAGCCAGACGGCGAAATTCATACTTAATATTAAAGGCAGAACGTAAAACCTTAACAGGACAGTTGCCTCCATGTTAATCCTCCAACTTCTCATAATGCAGTTCAAAAATACCTGGCTTACACGTTCTAATTTCCATATGACCACTCATGATAATATAGTCGCCGTCACACACTGTCATTTTCTTTCCTGCCGTTGTTACAATGGTTGCACTGCAATCTTGATTAATTACTACTGAGTCCACAAGACGATCAAACCATGTCGGGATACAAACACCTTCTGTTATTGAACATCTGAACCACTGGAACGCATGAAAAATGCTTTTCTTCCTATATATAGCCACTGTCGTATCCCTCCATTAATCAAAACTAAATGCATCTCCCCCGCATACCTTCTCCGCTATGCCCGTTGTAGCGTCTGGTGCATCATCGTGCTTGTTCTTGCCCTCTTTCTGGTACTTGAGCATTGCGTCATAATACTCAGGCCACCGATCACGCCAGTTAGCTGGAAAATAGACATGGTTCATAACCCAGGTACTGTTTGACAGTATCCGCGCCTTTTTATTCTTTGATTGGTGGAATGTATTGATTCTAGTACGGTTACTGCGATACTTTTCGCGTAATATACGTTCAACAGCGCGTCCAAATCCACGACCGCCGCTATTAGATTCAATGTCGGCAATATTTACTTTCCCTTCATGTAGCATCTTAGCTGTAGCCGGTTCAGTTTCTTCCATTGGAGACTTGGTATATAACACGTCTAGCACATATGCATCGCCATTGTACACGCCATAATTAATACTACAGAGGTAATCGTCGCCGGCGTCTGCTGTATCAGTGTAGTTTCGTATTGCTGTGAACAATGGACTTCCGCTGTTGCTGACAGGAATATGATCGTATGTCTTGAGATTACTGTACAGCCTGCCCTTAATGTCGATTGGCTCTTGCTGGTAGTTGGCACTGGCTATATCTGCGCCCATAGCTTTCTTTTTAGCTTCGTAACTGGCGCGAGACAACACTTCATCACAAAGCATAGTTCCATCATCTTGCAGGGCTTTCATGCATATGTGCTTGATCTTAGCCCCTTGTTCCTGGTAGTGTTGCAATGCCCTGCCGGCTAGATCATCACTTGCCCATCTAGTCATAATAATAATAATCTTACCGCCTTCTTCAAGACGAGAGAGCATTGTATTCGCGAACCAATCCCAGTGTTTCTGCTTAACATCTTCGTTATAGGCTTCTTCCGCATTCTTAATTAAGTCGTCAATTAGCATGAGAGAACAACCGAACCCTGTAGCTGTACCGGTAGGAGAGGTGGCAAGGTAATTGTTGTAACCACCTTCCAAACTCCATAGATTCATAGCTCCATCACCCTTCTTAATACGGGTATCGGGGAATACATCAGAATATACCGGCTTATGAATATCAGCCTTTTCCTCTTGAATGCTGTTACGGACATTCTTAGAGAACATAGTCGATAGCGTCTCATTGTAACTGCCTGTCATGATTTTTTCTTCATTGCTCTTGCCTAATACCCATTCGACGAATAGACCGGCGGTACGTGACTTCCCGTGTCGCGGCGGCTCATTAACTACTAATACCTCATAATCACCTTCGTAGAACTCCTGTAGCTCATTACACAAGTCCTTTAGATATTTACGATCTGGCTTATAGAAGTCCGGGGCTTTTAGGCGGCAATAAAAATAGAACTCACACTTAGCAAGTTCTATTCTAGCGCCTAATTTGATTAGCTCTCTATTCACTTTCTTCACTAGCCAATTTGACTAGTTGTTCCTTGGTTAATCCCTGGAATGGATTATTGATTTTAGCATTCATGTCAAGGTCTTTTCTGTCACGCCATTCAGCCGGTTTGCGGTTTTTAAGCCAGAATATCTGCGCCGTTGTATCAGGTTGTACTTCTTTTTTTACTTTCTTAGTGACCATCATTTCGCCATATACTAATTCACTAGTTACCTCGGTATATTCATACCCTATCGCACGCTTGAACAATGCGTTTTCGACTTGAATATCAACAACTGCCTTGCCCTTTTTTAAGGCATTAAAAATAGCCGTATGTCGTTTCTGGTAGCTATAGAGAGTAGTGGTACTAATACCCATATTAGCGGCTATCTGCTCATCAGTTAGCCCGTCTCTTGCCCATGCTTCTAATTGAATTAATCCATCATCAGTCAACCACTGTCCCGACTTATCCTTTGCCATGTTATCACCTCGCCCCAACACCTTCAACAATAACTTCATCATTAATTGATGCATGTTTATCAATTTCTCTTATTACTGCCAATAATACATGCGGTTGTGCTGCATTATGATCTTTTCCTGCAACCAATATTCTGATTGGCTCGCCGGTACTGCATGGAGGTATTACATCGACATATCCAACGCCTGCAACACTATACACTATAGCCTTATAATGTTCAGCGCTACCTATTTCATGCATCGATCTATCTGCAAATTCCTTGGCGTATTCGTCCATATCTTTTATTGTACACTCGCTACTGTGTTCGTTATTATTAATCAGATACTTAATAACTAGCTGTTCGACTTGTTTCTCCCTTTCTTTGTTCAACAGACGAAAAGTTACCTCAGTAATAGACTCTACTGCCATTTCTGAATGCTCTGCATCGTTACACGCTTCTATAATTGCCTTATACGCTTCTTGTCTGCGTTCTTTTTTGAGCAGCGCTTCTAACTCAGATTGAAACATCTTTATATTCATATACGTTCCCCTTTAATCCCAATATTCAACAACCACTCCGTCCTCAATTTCTTTAGTGCAGTTAGTTATATCTTCTTTGGACTCTTCCAAATACTTAATCGTTAACTCCCTGATTTTTTCCTCTGTTGCTTGGTTAAATAACGGATAAATAATATTGTTTACGGTTTTCGTCAGCGCTTCATGGTTTTTGCCACCGCTACATGCCCGATCAATAGCTTTCTCTATTTCTCCTAGTTGCGCTTGCTCTAATATGTCTCTTAACTCACTCTCAAACTTCTTTATATCCATGTCATCTCCCCTTTCTCCTCATTCGCCCATTCCTACGAACACATATCCCAACGTCCGGCATCATTAGACTTCTATAATCTTCCTCCCTCATCTTCTTACAATAAGAGACACACATCCGATCAATGTAGTATGTTGGGTTTGTCCCGCATTGCTGATTATTATAGTATTGACATGTTGTATTGTTGCAGTA